TGCTTATCATCGTCTAAGAAGTAGCCGCCTACCGTAGTGCCTTTAATAACGCCTACAGGTAGGTTTCCGATCTTGTTATGTCCTGCTGACGTGATATCTTGTGTTGGTTTAACCCAAGGTAATTGTGCATCTGGAATGTTAGCCGTATCATCATACAATCCGTGAATTCGGACTTGGACTCGGCCTTCTTGTTCGGGATCATTTACGTTTACGACAAGACCATACCATAATGAACTGCCGAAGCTTCTTTCAGTCAAAATATTTCTCCTACAAAAGAAATATTTATTGACATCTTCAAGCGTTTCGTTTAAAAAGAATTATGAACGACTGAGAATTAAGATGGAAGTCTACAATAGGTTTAATAAGTCTAACGTGAATGATGTTTATGCAGATTGAGGATTTTCATCATGGCTAAATCGAAACGTGGAAGACGCACTGGTCCAAGGGAAGACGAAAGAATTGTTTCCCTTCGTGAGAGAGTTCAGACAATTCTTCATAATTCTCCTGATGCAGGAAATATTTTCGATCTTATGACGATTGGTTATCGAGTGTGGAAGCAAGGTATTGGAATTCCAGTAGAAGACATTAAACTTGTCCTCGTCGAGGAATGTATGAAGTTCGAGTTTGAAAAGGAAGTTCAAAATACCGCTTGACTTCATAAGCAACATACCCTATAAAGGTGACATGAACAACGGAGCAACGGACATGGTTCACTAAACCCAAATCTGCTGTTGGCTGAATGGTGCAGATGATGGGCCAAAGATTTAGCAAAGGGTGTAGAAATCCTATACACCCGGATGACCAAGGGGACGGAGCCCATTAAAAAGGCTAGGTGCGGTATCTGACGACTACCAAGAGATACGGCTGACGGGTAGAGTAGACGGTAGGGGTGCGGGAATTACCTTAACAACGCACGTTCTTTATATAAGAACAACAGTCTAGGTGACGACTGCCTGATTACACTACTAATCAGGCACCTGTAGTGAGGGGTTTATGGTGCAATTCCATATGTTGTTTTTATATAAAGATGGAGAATTATAATGACAAATCAAGAAATGTTTGAAAAATCATTCGAGCGTCCTTGGTATTTTTTTGAACTTGATGCGAAAGAACAATGGTATCTAGATAAACATTTAGGTATTTTAGATTGGGATGGTAGTGATCTTACCAAAGAAGAATTGAAAAGGTTTCATAATCATTACAAGAAGCCGAAGCCAAAGAAGAATAAATAAATATATATAGGGGTGCGGTGCAGTTGGAGAGGCACGCTGGTCTCCAAAACCAGTCCGAAAGGTGAGACGAGTTCGATTCTCTCTACCCCTGCATAAGCACTCCGTATCTATATATAGCAATAGTAAGTCTATTATAGATACGGAGGTTTAGCGATGTATTGATTAAATCATATAACCCTCTTATAGCTCACTGGTAGAGCGGCCAGCCGGATAGGCGGTGCGTATGTGGTTCGATTCCATATAGAGGGACCATTTTATAATAACCCTGATAAGCTAATCTAGTGAAAGCGCCTGTCTGAAGAACAGGAGAGTTTCGGGCGGAACGAAAATCAGGGACCATTTACCTTTGGAGAATGAACATGAATGAAGCATCATCTGTAACAATTTCACTTGAGCGATTTAACTCCCTATTGGAAGCCGAAGCCAAGCTAGAAGCTCTAGAGGCTGCTGGTGTTGACAATTGGGATGGCTATGATTATGCTATGGAAATCCTAGAAGAAATGGAAAAGAGTGACAAATGAACAAGCAAGTAATTCTCGTAAGAACTGATCTAGGAATGTCAATTGGAAAGACAGCCGCTCAGGCCGGTCATGCTGCTATCATGTTTCTCGTTCATCATCTTACCTACAACATTCCATTTAGCAAAGTCCAGATGGACTGGCTTTTCGAAGAAAAGCTAAAAAATTCTGAGTGGAATTATGGCGGCATGAGAAAGATCGTTCTGGCTGTTAATGATTTGCAAGAGCTTTTACAACTTGTCAATTTTGCACAGCAGATCGATATCGAGGCCCATTTGGTATTTGATGAAGGTCTAGACTGTATTACATGTGCCTCTCTAGGTCCAGATGCAGCCGATAAGATTGATATTGTCACAGATCATCTAACTTTGCTAGGTAAGTAATTGAAAATAATTCCTATCTATGATAAAGACGGAGTTGAGATTAATCAACTTCAAATCGACGATATTTTCTCCCTTACAAATGAAAGAGTTTGTAAGGGAGAAAAAGGTTATTATAAAGGCGTAGGAATTAATTATTCCAGCCATTATATTCCTCCTGATCCAAAATTTAATATGTATGGTTATACTTTATTAAATAAATCTAATGTATTTTATATGGGTCCGAGAGTAAGTAAATTTGATTTTAAGGGCAAATCAGGAATCTTTCTTGAACCTTATCAGCCTCAGTTTAGCGACTTTATAGGCACATGTGGTTCTAAGGAGCTATCTATCATAGAAAACTCTGAAGCCTTTCAGCGGTCTTCTGTGATCGTTAGAAGCATAGTGAATTGGGATAAAGACAACAATCAATATTATTTCGTGCTCGATTACAAGTGTGCTCGTAGAAAATATTTTGATGATGGCGATCCAAAATCTCTTTACAAGCTCTTAGAATATATGGTACAAGAGAACTGGAATTTCATTTGGGACAAGAAATCAATTAATGATATTTCATATAATGGTCTTGTAACCGACGTAGCAGATATCTTTTATTCAAAAGAATTGAAAAGTAAGATAGGTACAGTTTATTCAGTTCTTTACAGTTTAGGAAAATTGTATCCTGATTTGTATAAAGCATTTTGTATACAAAATCATATATTTCATGTAAATGATATGGACTATGTTTTCAATACTATTTTTCTTTTAGAGAAGTTTGGTATTGACATGAGTGATTTTTTTATGCAGAATGCTCGTGCTAGTGAAATCTACAAAAATGTGGTAATGAATTATCTCATTGTTGGTAGAAATTGTGGCGACTGTTGTTACGTTGATTTAGGTAATCAAGTTCGTGAAGGTTACATACAGCAAACCAAAAAACAACTAAATATTGGAGATTAAATGTCTAAATTTCAGGAAGAATTGGTTAATATGATGCCGGTAAGAGATAATCTTATCGAATCAATGAAAGCTTATTGTAGAATTCTTGCATTAGAGGGAAAACGTGAACTTATCACTTCTTCCGATATGAAGTTAAATGCTCAAGAGATTCTTATTTTAAGAAGTTTTTTTATAAACGAACATCTTACTGTTGAATTGAAATATACTGGTTATAATGACCCATATTTAAGAATTTGTTGGATTTAAAAAAGTTCTTGACATAAATATCGAATTGAGTTAGATTATGTAAGTCAGTTCAGGGGGTGTGGTTCCTTACTCTGAATGGTCCTTAATCGGAACCTCGCTTAGACTATCCGAGGGTTTAAGTTAAATAATACGGTCGTCGAAGTGCGAAATATAAGGTATGTTACTTAAACCTGTCATTTGTCATAGACAGTACCAGATATTTCCGCGACATGTATATCTCGGAGGCCATAGAGACGGTTGTAGGTACACGCGGGTTAGGAACCTACATTAATTCACCAAGTCGCACTTGGCAAGTAAAGTACCGGATAGCTACCGGCAATTATTAGGTGTATTATGTCATATCACGATTTGTATATAATTGTAATAGTTTCCATTATTGTTTATTTTCTTGTGTGAGGTAATTATGTCAGATGCTCAAATGTGGTTTTGGCTGATTTTTGTGATTGCTATTGTTATAGCAGGAGCTTATGGTTTCATTTAATAAATAGAAGTTCAATAAGGACCATTAGCTGAGTTGGTTTTAGCGGGAGATTCTTAATCTCCGTCAACGTAGGTTCGAATCCTACATGGTTCACCATTAAATAAAAATACGGACTCGTTACCATAGTAGGTCGAATGGACGAGACTTTTAATCTCGTGATGCTGTAAAGCTCCACCGTGGGTTCGAATCCCACCGAGTCCTCCAATTTTGAATTACAGCCCTTACGACGGTAAGGTTCCTGTAAAAGCTGATCTGCTCGACGGAGTGACGTTAGATTCGGTAGATTACAGACCGTGATCGTGACCGATACCATTTCATAGGAGAATATTATGGATGAATTAGAATTGAAAGGAAATCCTCCTGATCTGTTCTTTTTTTGTTTTCTGACAATTATCGTTGTTCCAGTAACGTTTGTATGGGTATTATATAAAATTTTCAGTTGATATAGACATAAATATCTATTATAGATATGTCTATGGAGAAAAATCATGAACGATCATGAACCAAAATCAGAAGCTTATAAAAATGCTTATGAAGCTGATAAGGTAGCTTATCAGAAAGCCAACGAAACTGGTGTTAAGCATTATGCAACATGGTCTAATCATGTTCTTAGCCATAATGAATTCATGTCTTATTCTAAAGAAGCTCAAAAATTAGGTAAAGACTTTTATAAAGTGCGAAGTCTATGGACCAAAAAATCTGCTGCACCTTCTAATAATTTATCTGCTACAGATAATTCAACGTTAAGTTTTTTTAAACATCAAAGCGATAACAAAGGAAAATTGGCTAGATAATTATTGACAATCGATTTCTTCATGCTATGATGTTCATACATTAACGGAGAAATGTAATGTTTCAGCCTGAGATTAAAACGCTTCCTCGTGGTGGTATATATAACGATCATCGCTTCATCGCCTCGGGTTTTACGACTCGTGAAGAAGCTCAGCGATACCTAGATGGAAGACAGTACGATCTTATTGATCGCTGTTTTTCAGGACGTATTAAAGAAGATGAAGACGGTAAGTTTTCCGTTCATGTGTCATACCTCTGAGGTAAAAAATGATCAGTATCATTGTGGTAGTAGCTATTCTTGTCAATCATTTTGTTGCTGATTTCGTTCTACAATCCGACTGGATGGCTAAAAATAAGTCTTTCAATGATAATGCACTTGTGTTACATGTATTCATATACACATTTGCTTTAATGCCATTATATTTTGTATTTAAATATAATGGTGATAATACGATGATCTTTGCAGGATTTATTATTGCAAATTTCTACTTGCATGTGGCTACGGATTATGTTACATCAAGGTTGAATACGTATCTCTGGAAGAAAGGTCAAGTCCATTATTTCTTTGTTAGCGTAGGATTTGATCAACTTTTACATTATGCTGCACTTTTTTCAACATATTGGTTTTTTATCAGAATTATACAATAAATAAACTACTTGAATTCAGGTCGGTTGTCGTCTAATATTAGGACACGGTGGCGTTGCGTACCGAAATGAGGGTGCAACTCCCTTCGACCAACATATTTTGATTATGGGATCATAGTTTAGCGGTCTAGAACAATTGCCCTTCAAGCAATAAGACGTCGGTTCGAATCCGACTGGTCCTACCATATTCCTTTAGGAGTTTAAAATGAAACAGCGTGACATTAGAAAGTTCAATCCCATCGCGAAGGATTTGCGTACTCCGAAGTATCGCATCCGTATCGTCGAGTTAAAAACTGTTTACAAACGCCAGAAGTTCAAGGAATATCAGAATGATTAAGTATGAAAAGTTAAATGTAATCAAGACTTATGAACTACCTCAAAAATATTCTACATACTTTTTTAACAAGTACGATGATCAAATGTGTAATGGCAAGCTCGTCGATCTTAACTGGTCAGAGTTCGGTCTTCCGTATATTGATCGAGTTGGTGAAGAAGATTGGACTGATGTAGACCCAGAAGAAATTGAATTCCGTAAACTTGCCACAGAAGATGGCGTACCAGAAAACGAAGATTTGTTTCTACAATTCGTTTGGTAAATTGAACCCTGTCCGAAGATTACCTCCTTCTTCGGACATATCCCTTGACGTAATGCAATTTCTGGTGTAGATTTGCATTACGTCAAGGAGTTTATTAGGATAAAGATAATGGTTTGTTATTTAGCTGTTAAAGAAAATTCTGATTGGGAAGGTACGTTTACTCAGCCTTTGAAAGTTTTTCTATCAAAAGATAGTGCCGACTTGTTCGTCATGGAATTGAATGAAAAGAATGAAAATAATGTTAAACTTTTGAATAAAATTGAAAACAAATTATCAAAAATTTCTTGTGATCCAAAAAAGAAAAATCTAGTTGATGCATACAGATATGAAATAGCTGAGCTTTATAAATTAGATTTTTCTGAGAATTATTTCTATTGTGTCAAAGAACTAGAATTGGTGGAGACGTAAAATGACAGTCGCAGAATACGTAGAACAGCTTCTAAAGCTCGATCAGACAGCCACAGTGGTCAACTATGACTATGAATGGGGTTACTCATATGGGGTTGCTCCTGTCGCCATTAATAGTGTTATGATCCAGCAGGGTCGATTTACTGATGATGACGTAATTGACGTAATTGTCAATAATGTCGTTTTGGTGTAATAAATAAAGAATGGTCATGTAATTCAACGGTAGAATGCCCGCCTGTCGAGCGGAGAACGAGGGTTCAACTCCCTCCTTGATCGCATAAGCACTCCGTAGCTATAAATAGCAATAATAAGTCTATTATAGTTACGGAGGTTTAGCATTTTTATACTATATACAAAATTACAAATAATATCAATGGTAAATTTTATATAGGTAAACATCAAACTACTAATCTTGATGATGATTATTTTGGATCAGGAAAACTTCTTAAAAGAGCTATTAAGAAGTATGGTATTGTAAATTTTACTAAAGAAATTCTAGAGGTATATGATACCGAAGACAAAATGAATCTTGCTGAGAAAATTTTAGTTATAATAGATTTTGAAGTTAGTTATAATATTTGTTCTGGTGGACACGGTGGTTTCGGATATATTAATGATATACTTACATTTGAACAAAGATCAAAGATAGGTCAGTCTCCAAAGAAACGTAGAGTTCATAATGAAAAATCATTAAAATCTATTAGAAAAAATATACAATATGCAGTAACATTCGTTAATATACCAAGACGACAATTTTTAGCTGGATTAGCTGCAAAACGACCAGAAGTAATGAAAAAACGTAAAGATACATTTCAAAAAATAAAACATGCTCAAGGTGAAAATAATTCTCAATATGGTACTTGTTGGATTACGAATGGTCAAGAAAATAAGAAGATAAAAAAAAGAAGCTCTTGACGAATGGATAAATAAAGGGTATTATAAAGGTAGAATATAAATAAAACAATGCGGGTGTGGGACATTGGCTGTCCGGTAGCCTTCCAAGCTACTTTCGTAAGATTAAAAGAGTGTTCGATTCACTTCACCCGCTCCATTTTTTTATTATATCGTAATGCGGATATAGCTCAAAGGTAGAGCACAACTTTGCCAAAGTTGAGGTTGTGGGTTCAAATCCCATTGTCCGCTCATAAGGCAGACCGAGGGGTCGGTAGAAATGGCAGGAGGTACTTAGAAATAGGTATTGGCTCCATGCGCTCTCGGTGTAGAAATACCCGACCAAAAGTTTATGTTAGTTGACGAGTGGAGGAATTGGTAATACTCTACGGCTCCTGAAAGGGAAACTGTTCGTTGTCGGGTGATTAAATCCGGCTGCCTGTCTATAGGTGGCGAAAGCATTGTAGGTTCGAGTCCTACCTCAGTAAGTATAGACCATTACTAACATATTGAATTTAAAAGAGTAATAAAAATTAAGGAAGTTGGCTTAGAAGCAGCCATCTTTTAAAGAGTTGCAAGTTGTCTGGATTTTATCTTGGACCCAAAGAGATAGAAAAAGTCAACAGGGGAAAGACAAGTAAAGTTTATGTATTTTGTTTTACGGGCGAAGCCGTCGAATTAAGTTGCCAATGTCAGTTGGGCCTGATATGCTACGATGATACATAAGACCCTCCGAGCATTTGGCGTCATAGCACACTTTCTTTTTTTACTCAATATCCTGTATTAGCTTAATGGTAGAGTGACGGAATGTTAATCCGTAGATAGGGTAGGTCTTAAAATTCTAGATGTATTAAGATGGTTCGATTCCCCTATACAGGTCCAATTCTCGTGGTATAATTCAGAATTCGAAGATCAGGCTGATTAAATTCAAAGCCCCGGTATGCCCGGTAAGCTGTCTGATCGGGGAGGTTCAATTGCCTCACGCCATGCCTATTTAAAAATATTAAAGGAATTTAAAATGAAAGTCGTAGTTGGTAATTGTTACAAGCACGTTAAGCGTGACAGTAAGTATGTTGTGACTGCTATCTCTAAGCTTCAATGGTCTGCAATGAAGCACCTTGAAGATACGTTAATGGTGACATATCACAATATTTACGATGATGAATCGTGGACACGTCCACTAAATGAATTTGCAGATGGACGATATATCGAGTATATTCAGTATGACTGAAGATCATCTTAATCCATATCACGATCCTAATCGCCTGAATAGAGAGCACGTAAAGACTGTCTATTCAAAGAAGGACGAATATTTTGTCGTCATCGAGTATCCTGACGACCATTCAACATACGAAGTCTCATGGTCTGCATGGGTACGAAAGGTACGCGATGAAATCCGAAATAATTGAATATAAAATTATCGAAGCTTATTCATACGAAGTTTCAAAAGTGTAGGCGATCATCTTAAAGAAGGATGACAGCTTTATGGATTTCCGTTCAGATCAGGAAACTTCTGTGTTTGTCAGGCTATGGTAAAGTACAAGAAGCAATATCCTGATCATCATGTACCAGAAGATGGAATATATTCACAACTCTTTTGTTAAAATCCATTACTTCCTGATATACCTTCAATAGTTTCGGTATATCTAGGTCTAGTAGTCGGTAAATCAATGTGTCTGGCAATTCTTGAAACAAGGTAATTGCCAGACACAGCCATGTCTGTAGAGCGATCCTTTGTAATTGTAGACTGAGGAATGTTTACATTGATCATATCACCGGCTTTAACTCTAGTATCTCCATAGACTCTAAGAGTGATGTAATTCTGCAACAAATTTGAAATGTAAGCAAGCTGCAAAGGTGTGGCATTCTGAATGCTGGTCTGTGGTCTTGATGCTGAGTCGGCAGGAATGAATGAAAATAGATTAAAAGCCTGTCCAAATACTTCCTGAAAGAATGAACTATTCCAATTACCAGAATTAGGAAATTTTCCTGTATTGGTGAGAGTCTGATCGTTAGAAGTGTATGTTCGTGTTCTTATATCATAGGTTGCAGTTCTTTGTACAAGTCCACCAAGATCAATTCTTTTTACAGATGAAAAGAGTTGTGGAAGTTCATAGTCGATGATCTGATCAATAGATTCATCTAAAATTGAAATTGAGGCTGTGTCAAGATGTACAAAGTTTTTTACGACTCCCTGCTGCATCATACCTTCAATTGTCTTAAAATTATGACCAGCAGCGTTTTCAAAATAAAGAAATGTTGAAGATTGATTCTGACTTGAGACAGCACGTCTACGTACCATATCGATAGCATCGAAAGGTTTCAAATTCGGAATTATAATTTTTTGAATACCATTTGTAGCCTCAGTAAGCAAGGCGCTTGTAGACTGTAAAAAGGTAGTATGGATGTCGGAAATGATAGAGGCAATATCGGTGTTATAAGCCTTCTGTATGTAGGTTGATTTGGCTGTTAGGGCTTCCCTACCTACTCCGTGAAAGACTATCTCCTTGGCCTTCTCTGAGACTCTGGAAGGCAAGATTTCTGCCTTATCTAGGGAGAACGTATAAGACAGTGTTGGCAAACCTCCGACATTGAATGCAACCACAATTGTTTCGTCACCAGTCACTTCTAAATTATCCAGAACGCTTTCGGTATCCAATACATGCAATTCGCATATGTTATTTTGGACGAGAATGCTTTCGTATATTGTCCCCTCAACAAGACTATTAATCATATTATATGATCCTCTAGGTGAAAAGAACATACAAGTTAATATATTGATATCTCCCGGTCTTACAGCACTCATTATTTAGCTGCCAATCCGTTAGTTACTTCAGTAGATATTTGTTGAGCATATTGAGGATTAATCACAACAATGCTTTTATTGGCTTCATTTAGATTAGTTTCATAATCTAAATATGAAACTGAATCATAGAATACATCTTCCAAAGGATCGAGAGTATCAATAGATACAATGTTAACTTGATTTGTATTTGAAATCGTTACTGTATTATTTGATTCCTGACCATATATGTAGAATGCTGCTGTATTAATATTACCATTAATAGGAAGATAATTTCCAGATACGTGCTGAATATAAAGAGCCGTATTAGTTGTAAAAATTACCTGACCATTAGCTGTCACGTTTACGTCGTACTGAACATTAACTATTTCGTCTTGTGTGAAGGTAGGAAGTGTTACGTTGCTAAAATAATATTGGACGACTCTATTTGTGTTGACATTCCAGTCTACAGGTGCTCTAATATAATTTATTATATTATTTGCAGGATCGAATACCGGCTGATAAAACTTTGTAAGGATAGGCTCTAGAGCATCATAAGTAGATGGGTCTATATCATTATTATCTCTATACCAATTATTAGTGTAATACTTTATCTTATTGGCAGCGTAATTATAATCAGTATATTTTTGCTGTATATAGTCAATGAATTGATCTGTATCCATATACCATTGGTAAGGATCGACCAACTGATTAGATAAGAATACTAACCATTCCATATAAGGATCGGAGTATACGTTAGCAGACACCAAGTCTGATCTTTCACCATTTTCTAATGTATATGCCTGAAATGAGAATGGACTATTATACGGATTGGCTGACATGTTGATATTCTTTGTAAGATTAACAACATTAGCTCCGTTGTACTGTATAGTAGGGAAGTTAGAAAAGAATGTTTGCATATTTACCTATAAATATAAAAAATTACAAAAGTATTTATAGGGGATTCAATGCCGATCACTGTAGGAAAACAATCAATAGGGAATATTGTACAAAATTTCAATTATAACCCTAAGATTGTAAAAAATAAAGTACAAGATTATTCAGGATTAGGTAATGTAAAATTTCCATTTGATTTAATGACTTCTGCTGAAGGATTCTTTCTACAATTAAATTTCTTTCAGTATTCTCGTCCTAATGTAACGAGTGCTCCGGCTTCTATTCCTATCGGAACGATTCAGCTTCCTATTCCTTCAATCCAAAACGTCGATCATCAGAGTTTAAACTACACAACACAAGAAACTGGAATGATCGCTGGTGCTCTTTTAAATGGTCTAGACGGTCAAATTCAGAATTGGGGTAATGCTCAAGCCATGTTAGATGCAGCCGAGTCTGCAATAGCTGCTGGTGGCATTGGTGCAGTAAGTGATGTAGTAAAAAACTTTTTAAAACAATTTGGTGTTGGTGGAAATAATGCTGCTAGTCTTGGTGGCGTAGCCATGAATCCATATCTTACTGTTTTATTCAGAAATGCAAATTTTAAAAGATTCTCTTTTTCATGGTTATTCGTTCCAGAAAATCATCAGGACAGTGTTAATCTTAACTTTATTATTAACAAACTTAGATATCATTCTCTACCTGATTTAGTAGGAGGGGATGGTGGTCCTCTATTAGGTTATCCTGATATGTGTAAGCCTGTCCTTATGCCACAAGGGTATCAGCACGACTTTAAATATTGTGTCATCACAGACTTGGTAGTCGATTATGTTCCGGGTGATACACCAGCATTTCAGGCTACTGATCAGGCCCCCGCTGCCATCAAACTTACTATTAATCTAATGGAAATCGAGTTATGGCATAAGGAAGACCTTTATGCAAGTACATACGAATCATAATGTTTAAGGAATCAGATTTAATAAAATATAAAAAAACTCGTAGTCGATATATGCAAGGACACTTTAGTCCTTCGAATCCTAAGAAGTATATGGGGGATCAACGTCATATCGTCTACAGAAGCTCGTGGGAGCTTAAATTTATGATCTGGTGCGATAAGAACCCGGCTGTCATCAACTGGTCCTCTGAAGAAAATATCATACCTTATTTGTCACCTGTAGATAACAGATATCACCGATACTTTGTGGACTTTAGAATCTGTGTCCAAACCAAAGAAGGTAAGAAAACTTATCTTATAGAAATCAAACCAGAAAAGCAAACGAAAGCACCTGAGAAAAAGAAAAAAGTCACCAAAACCTTTGTGAAGGAAGTGGTGACTTTTGCCGTGAATGATGCTAAGTGGGATGCTGCCAGAGCCTACTGTAAGCTAAAAGGTTGGGACTTCATGATTCTGAACGAGCACGATCTACAGATTTGAGGCGATAGAGCTTCATGCAGTAGTCGGGATAGACCGCTGGCACTAGAATAATGTCATTACCATAAGTATTAAGGACATCATCCATAATGTCGAGAATCTGTATCGGTGTATATGGAGCTTCCTTTCGAGTGAGCACCATCATATCAATTTCTTCATAATCATTTTCAAGTGTAGTACGGGAAATCATGACTATTCCTTATCGATATGTTCGATCTTCATCAATTACAGTTTTTCGAGTGATATGCTCTACACGAACAAGTCGAAATTCTTCATCTGGATGATCATTTACCCACCACTTAAATTCGGCGATGGCAGATTCTTCAGAGATATCTTTCAAAGTATCTAATTTGTTATACCATTTGTCTTTGTGAAAGGTTTCCACAATGTATGAAGTTTTTGTGCTTTCTGTAATCATAATTAATCCTTATCAGTATGTTTGATTTTAAATATTTGATATTTTTTGAATGATTTAACTTTTTCTTTAATTATACGATATTTTACGTGCTTGATAGTATCAAGCACGTATCCACTAAATTTTTCTATATCATCAGCTTCAGTTGTAACAAAATAAAGATATTCATCCCAATCTTCATTCTCTTTCAACTGAAGCTGAATATAATATAATGTTTGAATAGAAATCTTATTTGCAGGAGCAGTTCTACTTAACATAAGTATTACTCCACAACATAATATGAACGTTGAGTATGAACAATTTCTTTTACAAATCTATGTTCTACATGTTCGATATTATCGATGAGGCACTTGCTGTTTTGTTCCATATCTTTAGGATTAACTGAAGCATAATATAAATCTTGATCCCAATCTTCGTTTTCTTTTAAACGAAGCTGAATGTAATAGAATGTTATAGAAGAACTTTTATCGTATAGTGGATTTTGTGTTTTACTTGACAATTTGATAATTCCTTTCTTTTGCAACCTTGAGAATGTAATCCAGAGTTGCAGCAATAATTAGTTCACCGTTCTCGGCGTCTACAACCGTAGCGTAGAGATATTCGGAACGGTCGCCTTGACCTTGATGAAGATTGATAACACGAACTTTTCACATGGTGCTCTCCTAATCAATAGAAAGACACTAGACCATTTCTGATCTAGTGTCAAATCATTTATCGTCCAATAAGGACGGAAGCAGCCTTTGAACCGCCATTCATTTGCTGGCTCAGAGAAATGCTGCCGGCGTCATTCCAGCCCTGCATAGCAGCACTATTAGAAATGTTGACACTGGTTTTGTTGGTTCGTCCATTCATCTTGATGCTTTCCTTCATGTAATCTTCGACCAAGGCAAGCTCGGTGGAATACAAAGCAGGAAGGTTATTAGGGTTCAAAGGATTGACCTTAGTGGCTTCCTTGGTCTTCTCATGAACACGATAGGAGAGACGCATGGTGCATCCCTTTTTGTATTCATACTTGGACTTTGCATCATTGAACTTGAGGGCCAGACGATCCATAGTCTTCATGAGATAGTCGAACATGCTGGCAGCAATGTAACGGTTGTTGTCGCGACCGACGAAAACGTAATAGGTCTGTTGGGTCTTCCGACCGACAACATTCTTGTGGCGAAGATAAATCTTGCAAAAATACATCTTGGCGACCACACTGGCCAAACTACGAAACCAAGAAACGTCTACAGAAACCGGAAAGAAGGTTTCATTAATTCCCGGCTTGTCTTCCTCTTTCAGGTCGGCTTCGGTCAGATTGTGCTCGGCCAGAAGCTCCTGAACCTTGTTCATGAATAGTTCGGCTTCGGCTTCAGTAAGCGACTCGTCGTTGGCCTTGGCAAAGAGCTTCTTGATCTTGGTGAGGTAGTCGATCTGGTCGGTCATGATGAATGTCTCCGTTGATGTTCAGACTTTATATCATTTAAAATCGAATGTCAATCGTTTTCTTCATTTTCAAAATAAGGAATATGAGAAAAATCTTCTTTTTCGTCTTCATCGACAAATTCAATTCGAGGCCAATAAACGACTACCCCAAGACCTATGTTATCTTGACGATAGTCTTCGACCTGATATTGCGGAACTTCAAGTGAATTGTCATCTTCAAATGAATGGTTATAGTCTGCAATAGCCATACCGAGAACAAGCATATTGATACGGTCGGCAGTAATAGCCAAACAATTCCGACCGTACATACCACGACCTGAATAGGTCCGAATTTCAATATCCATATCATCTTTGAGATATTCGAGAGCGGTCTGAAGGGGATGCTTAGCCATCATATATCTCCGTTGTTCATAAAAATACACTAGACCATTTCTGATCTAGTGTCAATGTTTAAACTGGTGTACGACGCCGAAATTTAGGCTCTTGACGAAAAGTTTTTCGATATGTTCGCCTAATAAACATTTCAACGGGTTCAAGTATCATTAACAGAAGAAGAAATGCACCTATACAGATTGCACCAATTCCTGCTGCTGTTGCGATAACTGCCATAAAGACATATGGAAGCCACCAGCGGCATGTAAGAATGAGAACAATGATAATGAGAAGATTATCGTTTGACATTTTTAACCCCTATAAATGACAGTTCCGCCGAACATTGACCAGTATGCAACTGTCACTTTGTCCTTTAGAACAGAAAATTCAAATCCACGAGACTTTCCCCATTCGATGGCAGCTTCCAAAGAATGAAGATTTTCGTTGGCGATATATCCGAAGTTCGTGAGATAGATGCTGAACATATCATCCTCTTGATCTGGTGTGAATTGAAGCCATAAAAGGTGTATCATAGTCATGACTACGTTCATGACGATCCTTCATAGACTTAAGAACCCGAAGCTGTTCCTTAGTGAATTGAAATTCCATGATGAATTCTCC